TGCTTCACGTATGCTGTGCGCCTGCCTGATGGTGCCCCTAACATGCGGCGCCCTTCCCTGGCCATGCTCAGGCGCTGTCAGGCAGATAGAAGAAGGCCCCGCAGATGCGGGGCCTTCTTTGCTTGGTTGCTTGGTTGGTTACTCGATGATGGCGGCGAGGGTTCCGGCCAGTTGCCCAGCCTGCTGGCTCTGGCCTGTGAATGTCTCGGCATTGGTTGGCCCTGGCCCGCCGTGGTTGTGGCTCGCGGCTGTGGCGGCCAGCTGCTCCACTACTGTCATCAGTTGGTTTAGCAGGCGGAATATGTTGGTTCCCTCGGTACCCATCCACGACTTTGGCGCCTCGAAGTGCTGGAGCTCACCTGCCAGTGCCCGGCGAACCAGCGCGATATCCTCTTCCAGATTGCCGCCGGTGGTGGTGCTCATGTTGCCAGCGCTGCCCAGGATCATATCCTCAGCTGTCAGCAGCTCGATATCCCCGAGCGCCTCAATGCGCTTCATGGCCCCAATCTCTTCCACGCTGTTGGCCAAGACAGTCATCTGGTGCTGGCCGAACACGCCCAGGTACTCGTCTGCCTCGCGGATCATCCGCAGCGCCTTGTCGTGCTGGCTGCGGTCGGTGTGGCGGGTTTGGTTGCCCACGGTATCGGTGCGACTGAACACCTCGGCCCGTTGCTGTTGCAGCTGCTCGCCCGGCTCAATATCCGGCAGCGCCCAGCCAGTGCCCAGGATAGTACGGATAAAGGGGCGATCGGCGCGACCGAAGGCGAACCCCAGCTCGACCAGCGTTCCTTCGACAGGGAACTGCAGCAGCCCCTGCTCAGGCCCGCCGAACATCACCGGCAGCGGCACGGCGCGATAGAGCGGCGCCTGTTCATCCGGCTCGCCATCCTCGCCCAGCAGCTGCACATCCACCGCATAGCGCGGGCGGAATGGATCATTGAGCTGGCCAGCGGCTGCCCTGTCGCTGATGGACTCGACCCGGCCGAACTTGGGCAGGTGCATCTGGTCGGCCAGCTCGGGGAACTCCCCCTCCATCTTGCGCCGCTCTGGCGACTTGACCGGTTTATCCGGGGTGGCGGTGGTGAGCGTCATCTCATCACCCTTGAGGCGCACCCGCACCACCCGCTGACCGTTGACGATGGCCCCCGGGCGCATGGCCGGGATCGGCGCGGTGGTGATGGTGTTGCCAGCCTGACGTGCAGAGAAGGCCGGATCAAGCTCGACCGGCCGACCCGCCCAACGGCTATGGGCATGACTGCCCACGAAGATGGCGCCATCCGGCTGTTGATGCCAGATGAAATCCGGTACCGAGAATGCGCGGCCCGCGTTGTTCAGCAACTGATAACCGGTTCCCGCGCTGGTGAAGTTGGGGATCTGGGTGTCGGTGTAGTCCACCCCATCAGGCAACAGGAAGGTTAGGCTGGTTTGTTCAGACAACCATGCCAGCACACTGCGCATGGTGGGATGCTGGATGCTGATAGGGAACCGGCTACCCAATACCCCCGCCAGTTCACGGCACATCAGCTTGCTGGCCCCGTTGGCGGCTGGCTGCACATCATAGACATAGCCGGTGAACCAGCGGCGCAACTGGCTGTTATAACCGATATCCACGGCCAGCACCTGCCCCTTGCTCGCGGTACCCTCAATGGTCATCGAGGCGCGGCCACCGGCTGACAAGTCCAGCACCATGTCATGGTCTACCAGGTGACGCTGCTCGCCACCTACCGTCATATTGGTCGCAAGTTTCACGCCATTACATCTCCCAGCTTGTCATCCAGCCCCTTGACCATCCTTTCCCAGGAGCTCAACTGCTCTTGCTCAGTGGTGGCTGGGGTACTGGCGGTATTGGCTGTCGATGCGTTCTCTGCTCCCTGGCCGACAGTCGCCTTTGGCTTTGGCTGGCGCTGCTCACGCTTCTCCGGTACCGAGTTATGCTCACGCAAGGTGAATTGCACCTGCCACGCCAGCAGCCCCTCCTGTTCGCTGGCAGTGATGCGCCCCGCAAACTTGGCCTGGCGCACCTTCACTCCTTTGGCCAGCAGCGACCCGACCCGATAGATATGGCGCTGCCCGCCGTCTTGCTTGGCGGCGGCCAGCTCAAACAGCCGGTTCAGGGTCTGCTCATCGTTGAACGGCACCAAGCCAGATACATCGAGCTCCTTGGCCTTTTCGCCCTGCTCCGAGCTGCTGGTCGAGCTGGTTTGGCCGCTGTTGTCCTTGTCCTGAAACTGCATCGATGCCGAGATCCGCATCGACTTCATCACAATGGGCTCACCGTCCAGGGTGAGCATGGCTGTTCTGCTCATTGGGTTAACTCCTGCCAGTAGGTGAGCGGCTCATGAGAGAGCAGCAATACTCCGACAGCGTGGCTGTGGTCAGGGTGATCGCTCCCCTGCAACTGGGCGGCAAGGCTCGCCGGATCGCCATATCCGTGCCAGCTCCACAGCTTTCCTGCCAAGCTCGGCTTGGCGGCCAGCTCGGCGTCCAGTTCTGCGATGCGGGTGGTGCGCTTGTTTGTCAGAGCGGCTAGCTTGGCGCGGGTGGTGTCCGGTGATGGCGAATTTCCCTCGCTCTGCTGCAAGGCAGAGCGAGCGGCAGAGACCAGCAGGTGACGGCGCAGCGGATCCCAGATCAGCGGGTCGCCCGCCTTCCAGCGTGGCACCATAGCCGCCGCCGGTTGTGCCATCAGGTCGTTATCGGCTGTCAGACGTCGCAGGGTTGCGCACCATTCTGGTATCGGCAGCACAGCGCACACCTCGGTCAGCTTGGCGGCCAGTTCCTGTTCGTTGTTTGCAGATACTATCCATGCAATAGCGTTGAACTGTCCATTAGGCTTGTTTCTATCTGCGTGATCTTGGAGTTTATACTCCATACATTTAATCGCGCTTGATGCTGACAGACATACATGCTTCACCTTCGTGTTATTACATGTTGTTATAGCTATATAATTTTGCATGTAACCAACCATCATTTAGATCAACGCTGCTGCTCAACTGAAAAACTAACATTCATATACCCAGCAGGAACAGATAACACTGCATAACCAGAACGCCCATAAGCTCTTTTAGAGCCATATCCAACAACATCAATATCAGACTGACACGCAATGTCAGGCGAATAAACTGAGTTAAGCGCCGAATTCCCATCGCTAATCATTGATAGATTTGTTGTGATCATACTGCCGTCATAGCTAGTCTCATGTGCAATAAAAAAACGCCTTGTCCTTTTGTATTTAGCATTGCCGCTTGGATTCGTTGACGCTGAAATTGTTACACGCCAACAGTTAACCTCACCTGAAAATGGTATTTTTATGGCCTTCCTTCCAGACTCTTCAACTATTGGAAACGGTTTTCTAACCTTGTCATAAATTGGAACAATTACATCCTGTAAGTTAAATAGCGCACACCCCTTAGGCGGCTCAACTTGAATCTCAACATTTGACAACTCTGACTTCGTGTCTATGTTACAAACAGGTACAGGGCTATTAAACCCACCAAAAGATCCACTTTTCACAACTAGATTTGACTTGTAGTCACCAACCACCTCAAACGCTGAGAAACCTAACTCGCCAATATCAACCACATCAATTATTAGCGACATGTTATTTACCCTACACCCTTTCGATGATATTCCTACATTATCTGAAGGGTTAAAGCTCTCCTGTCTAAGTTTTAAAAATCCAATCCTAACATTATTTCCAAGCCCTGACGCATTATTCAATGCGTACCCTCTGTAATTTCTTGCGTCCATCTCACATATATATATGTCGCAACTTTCAGACCTAAGCAAAATTACAGATTCAAACGTTGAATACTGCATGTTATGCTTTGAAACAAAACGACCTATCTTTGCCCCCCTAACCACTGCACCGTCTAGAGTTTGCAGGGTTGAAATCAATGTGTAATTTGCCTGAAGGTTATTAATTACAGTGTTGTTACTGCTTCCAGAGTAAACCAAAGGAACCTTACACACAAATGAGTATATATTATCAATTGTTATGTTTTGACAGTTCCCAATCTCCACTCCGTATCCAGTCTTATCATCTAGAAATAAGTTTTCGATGATTCCATCACCAGAACCACCAGAAATCACAACCCCCTTATCTGCCTGTATCCACAAAGTCCCAACGTTGAAACCTGGAACCCCAGAAATATCAAGCGCAGTACGAATATCTTGCGGGTTCAAATACAGATTATTAATGTACGGCGGAGGGTTTACTACATATGCCCCTGTGCTAACCTCAGTCTGCATTGACTCATCATTTATTACTCTACCAAGTGACACCAAAGGTATTTTATTTGTTTTATCAGCTGTTTCACCAAGGATTTTTAATCTCGAAACTGCCAGCCCATCCGAAAACAAAGCGCATCCAGGAGGAACACAAACCCCATTTGACAAATTAAAGTCACCTGCTGGAACATAAACAGATCGCCCTGACAGGCCTTTTCTGAACTCTACCCAATCACTTTTAAATGATAGTGTCGCACGTCTGAACGCAACTGTGTTTGCCTTTGCAGAAGCTTCAGAGTCATCGCTAGGCTTGGCACCCCACCAAAGTACATTCACATACCCAGAATAAACCCTTTTCCATCGCCTTCCCATGGCATCTACTAACACAACCCCGTCATCATCAGATGAAATGTGATCACTATCGTCCAACGCAAAAATACCGTTGGCACCATCAAAAATATGATCCCTTCCGTAACAATCTATTCTCGTTGCCGAACCACAGTAAGCCCTTATATCTCCATAACTACCACGACATGTTTTATTTTTTTCTATATTCCGCCATGAGCTTGCATCACTGCCGTCATCATCTTTATTAATCTCTTTTGGCAATGAGCCTTCCCATGCATAAACTGATTGCCCATCCTTGCTAAGCACCACCTGATCTGCTGTATTTATGGTGAGCGATGATCCGAATCTACCTATTAGGTCATATCCTTCATCATCCATCGCTCGCTTCCACAGAGAGAAGTTATCTTGTATTGCTCCCGTTCCTATATTTCCACTGCCATCGTTCGTCCCACGGCCATCCTCGATGGTGCCATCGGCCAGCACGGTGGCGAGCTTGGCCACATAGTGTTGATAGCCGTTGCTGTCCACATGGTCGGTCAGATCCGCCACGCTGGTGATGATGGTGAAGTGGTTCTGGTGTTCGGAGAGCAGCGAACCAGCGCGATGTACATCAACCCAGACGCCGATCGGCTTGGTGCCCGGGTGGATGACCTCCGGCGCCTTCAGTTCGACACGCAGGCCGCCGACGATGGCCACGCCCTGGGTGACCTGATAGGCACCATCTTTCTCGACCACCTTGAAGCCATCACCGACAAAGGTGTGATGGCCATATAGATCGGCCTGCAACTGGCGGATATCTTCATCCATCCCGCGCAGGCGGGCGGCATAGTCAATCTGCCACGTTCCGGCATCCACATGGGTGAGGGTGGCCTCGGCCGCCTGGTCGTAACCCATCAGCATCGACTTGACCAGGGAGTTGCCGGTCTGACCGGTGGTCTGGTCGGTCTTGAGCTTGGTCTCGCGCCCTTTGTAGACAATCATCCCGATCACGCCGTTCTGCTTGTTGCGCAGGTACATGGCGTTGAACGAGAAGTCGCCGACCGTGGTATCCATCACGATGGTGTAGGCCACCGCGTTGTTGTTGATGCGGCCGCGCTGGTCCACGTTCTGGCGATGCACGATCTGGCTTTCCG